GTCCGGATACCCCTAGCAGCATTTCGTTCAATGCGTTCCATTTCGGCTTCGATGTCAGGCGGCAAAAGATATTCATCAGTACCGAGCCATTTTTGCTTGCCTTTTCCAGGTCCTTTACCTTCACGCACCAAAGGAAAACCGGGAGAAGTTGTTCGTGTAATGCCAGGAGCAAAATCGTCCAACTCAATTCCGGCTACAGCCTCGAAATTCGTGAGGACACGCTTATGGTCAGGGTCGCTTTTGTCAGACAACAAGCGGGAAACATCATTCACACACGCGTCCAACAAGTCGAGATCAACCGGAGGTGGCAAAGATCCGGCTTTCTTTAAACCTTTCAGGAGAGGATCAACATGTTGATCATCCTTCCAGAAACTGGCAAGAACGCTAGGTGCAGTGATCGACCTCGCAATTTGTTCAAAAACAGCACTCTTGCGCAACTTCGTTTTGAGGGGCCGGGGAACACTGTAGATGGGGTGTCCCACACGTACAAAATTTCCTTCAGGCAGAGCGATCTGAGAAGACGGCTTAGTCAAGATCGGGTCCAAATCAAGACGAATCTGAGCAGAAACCTCAAACTTTGCAAGAGCCTCCTCTAAATCCAATCGATTCAAAGGAGACCCATATCCTCGACCAACACTACCTGCAATATGAATTGCCATAATCTTGTGCTGGATAGCATGTCCAATTCCGATCATCACACTTCCACAGTCCCCAGGAGCCGTCTCAAACTCATACGAATAGTACGATCGTACGCTAAGCACCTGCTCATTCTCATTGTTATATTTCAGAGTTTTATCATGTGCCGTAGCCATCCCGTACTTCAAATAGATAAGATTTTTACAACTAGGATTTACGAGAACAACTGGAAGCTTACTTATAGACATATCCTCCGACGAGGCGACGTTTTTAAGAATTTGCTGATGGTGTGGGAACCGCTTAGGGAATTCGATCAGAAGTTGATCCTTTGATACGCCATCCCGCCCAAGGACTTGATGATGTTTTAATTCTGACACCTTGAAAATGTACCCATCGGGCATAGAAGAACTAGTAAGTTTCACATGAGAGTTCTTCTCAAGATATGGAATTATATGGGCAACAGTAAGTCCAATTCGTCCGGCAAGGATGACAATCTTCAGTGACGAAGGGAAGTTCTCGCCGTCACCTACTGCAATCTGGTACACATTGTTACGCACCTTTTCAGAGACTTCGTGAGCGCCTTGATCACTTCGAAATTCAGCTTCAACGGTGATTTTCTTCTTTCGAAGAGTTTTCGGATCACCTGATGTTGTGAGCTGGACTCGAATAGTGCGTTTCTTCGTCTTCGGATCCCCAGAGGTGGAGAGCTCTTCATAGATATAATCGCTCACACGACTCTCTTTAAGGCAATCCATCTGTTCTTCAGAAAAGAAGGTGGAAATAGGCTTAACGTCTACGCTTTCAGTCGAAAGTACGTCTCGTCGAGAAAAGACAACAACTTGTTGCGCTTCATCAAAGAGAGCCTCAGTTGTGGGAGCACATGTGCCACAAATTGGAAGATCTTTCATACTTGCGGCGACATCCT